TACAGTAAACTCTCGGAATCAGGGAAACCCAAGTGAATGGGATATGAAACACGCATAAGAGGTGCGGTGGCTATTGAGGCATCGGGATACGACCAACTCTTGTATGAACTGGACACTAATCTATCGAGCTTCTGTATTTACAGCGACGGCTTGCATTTTTTGTGTACCCTATGTGGACTGGGCGAAAGTTATAAGGTTATAACTTTATAAGCTACACAAAAACCTATCTATAAATTGTTAAAGAACTAAACAAGCCGAGGCGTTACTCGACTTGATAAATCAATTATACCACAATTATAGGTTTATGTCAAGCGTTTTGGGTATTGCTTGGTGTGGTGATTTATTCCATATCTGGCGTCCAATGTTGGGCTAGTTTTTGCCCTGCAAGTTGTTTCTTGGCAGCCGCTACGATCTGATGCACCCTTATTTCTGATAAGCGGTATTGGGTTGCAAGTTCTTTGCGTGGTGCGCCCCGAAGTGCTCGGGCGGCTATGTCTTCGTTGCGTAGTCTGCGTCGCTCAGAAAGTGGCATGTCTTTGAGCAAGTTAAGGTAGGTGGGTTCTTCGGGGTGCATTAGTTTGGCAACGGCTCGTCGGACAAACTCAGCGCGTGACATGCCCTCGGTGTTTGCTTGGGTTGCAATGGTGTCCCAAGTGTCGTCGCCCAGTTGTAGCCAGAACTTGACCGCTTGTGTGATGGCAGCATCAATGCCGTCTTTGTGGGAGTGTTCGAGTCGATCTGCAACTTCTGTGGGGAATTTAAGTTCGAGGGTGTAGAGGTCGTCTGTTGTCATAGTAAGTCCTAGGGTGGGTTGATGATAGGTATAGTATAGCGGAAAAGTTATAAGGTTATAAGTTTTGTGGGTTTTTGTGGGGTTTTAGGTGATTTGGGGGTGCATGTTACAATGTAACAAAAGGGGTAGGGAATGTTACAAAGGGTGCGTTACGAGGTGGGTATAATTCGTTTTGAACAAAAACAACAACTTAAGTGCGTTCCGTTATAGTGGGGGGTGCTGAAAGGGGCGTTGTTACGCTGTAACAGGGTATTTGGGGGTATGAAGGTCAAACACGCAATTATTTTAGTTTGCTATAGCTCAGAACGTACACATATACAAACATATAGGTTTTAGAATTTTGACGCTTACAACCTAAAAAGACTGTTACAATGTAACATATATATATAATATATATATCTATCTCTCTCTCTCTGTGTTTTTGAAACGTATCGTATTACATTTGCGGGGCTATTTGCAGAAAAACAACGTTACAGAGTTTTGTAACAAATGAGGGGTGTTTTGTTACATTGTAACATGGGGTAAAATCATAGTTGTGCCGTCGAAAGTTATAAGGTTATAACTTTTGCTGATTTTTGTCCCCTTGGTCGCCCCGAGCCTCTCCCTCACTCACGCACACGCACTCGCTCGCTCGCTCTCCCGCACGGGCTAACTACTATGACGTTCTACGAACGCATAATACCAAAACACGCAGAGAAAAAATCAGGGAAAATTTTGGGCGAAAAAAAGCCACCTTTCGGTGGCTTAGTGGAAACCCTAGGGTTTAGTCAATGTATCGAGTAATGACAAGTTCAGCTTCAAAATATACGTCAGGGTTTACCGAACGCAACTTTTCAAGTGTTTCTTTCGCATCGTCTATGCTTTCGCATTGATAATTTTTGTATGCGGTTATCCGTTTACGTTGATAATTTTTTGCCATATCGGGATGATTTATGCGGGTGTAAATTGTGAGTACTCCAACGTGGTCCATGATAGTCCTTAAAAGTACATTGAAAAAAACTTGTCATTGATATATGCAAGCGCATCTTTTTTAGTCCTGAATGACTTTTTTTCACCATCGGAAAATTCAACTTTCCATCGGTTAACTAACGGATCAAGATTGAGTTTCCATGTCAGGGTATCGGATTCAGGTTTTGCTTTGCTGTAGGTCATGTATTTATTCATATTAAAACACTAGGGTTTCCCCTAGTGTCCTCATGTTAGTGTTTACTTACCTAAAACGGTTTCGGTGAACCCGTCTAATGATTCAATACAATGATCTAACATTGTGGCGGCAAAATCGGTTAGCCCTAGAATTCGTGCTTGCGCTAGCGCTTTGCTTAGGGTTTTGTCTAGATCACTTCTAGAAGTAGAAGTAACCGCCCCTGCATTGGGCGCTGTAGATGCGCTTGCTGTTCCTGCGCTTTTCTTATTTGCCAATTCCCTAGAGAATGGAACACCCGTTTCAAATGCAATCCAAAAACATTGTGCATATTGTCGGGCGGTATTTCCTGAAATATACTTCGCTTCTACTAGCGCACCAAATATTTCATTGACTTCTGCTCTAGCAGGGTTTTTGATAGAATTACCTTTAAGGAATTCTGCTTTTGTGGGTTTGTCGTTAGCCACAATCATTGCATCTAATGCTTTATTGATCTGCTTATCCTGCTCTGTTCGTGCTTTTGAGACGGCTTGCGCTTCCCCTTTAAACGAATTGATAATCGAATTGACTACAGTTTTTGGAACGAATGACATAAATATCCTTTAAATGTCGTTGACTAGAATTTATCGGCTAAACAGAATTACCTAACCGATGGGGCTAATGTATAGCAGTTTTATAGGTTTGTCAACACTTATCTTTAGCTATAACCTTATTGTTTTTGACCTTGTTTTGACCCCACCGCCCCGCCACCCCAAGCTGTGGGTGATCGGAGTCCCACGTCCCCTTACGCTGAGCGCAGCGTCCGCTAGCACCACAAAACCACCATGGCTATACAAACCTATACCGCTCCCCGCGACCCACCCCCCTTCCATAGGAAAGGCCCCCCATCAAAAATAAAACACACAAGAAAAAAATTACATATATAATTTCCAAAACTAACGGCTGCTACTCCGCCTATGTACACACCTGTAATTGATTTTGATGTTCCGCTTGCAAATTACTCCCCGACCTTTGAGTCGCTGGAGGCTCGCGTTGCTGCCGCCATGTCTGCGTTAGTAGACACTAACAATCTGCCAGACCCAGACGACATTTCTGACGACGACAAATTTAAAGCCCGCGAGGTGTTCATCGGGAACGAGTTGGCGTCAGACGATGACTTGTCGTCCCCCGGTATGGTGGTGTATCTGCAGTCTCTGTTGTCAGAATACGACACGGTAATTGTGAAGTCCGCGCATCAACTTAGGACGTATGTAACAAACAAGCTCATCATTGACAGTGCCAACCCCGACCCCCGGATCAGGCTGAAGTCTTTGGAGATGCTAGGTAAGATCAGCGACGTTGGGCTGTTTACGGACAAGACCGAGATCACAATGCGCCACCGGCCTACGGAAGAGCTAGAACAAATGCTGCGGGAACGCCTGACCAAAGTGCTGGAAGCCGAGGTAGTGGACAACAACAAACCAGTCAAGTCCCAAGTGCAGATAGATATCAGTGACGTTGAAGCAATCTAACCCAAACGTATGGACCAAACCCTAACGCCAGAGATCATTAACCGGATTTCTAAGAAGCTGCCACCAGACGAAGCGGCAGAACTGTTGGCTATGTTTGCAGAACTAGATGGTAGGAAGCGCCAGACTTTGGCCCAGAACGACTTCTTGTCGTTCATTGCTGCCATTGATCCTACGTATAAGTTTGGAGTTCACCTAAAGCGGCTTGGTGGCCTGCTGATGGAGGTAGAAACCAACGTCAAAAACCGGATTGCCGTGTCAATGGCACCTCGTATGGGTAAATCCCAGATGATTTCTATCTACTATCCGGCTTGGTACTTAGGAAAACACCCCGACCACAAGGTAATTGTGGCCTCACACACTGCAGATTTAGCGGTTGTGATGGCCCGAAAAGTGCGAAATTTGATCAATACGGCTGAATACAAGGCCATTTTTCCCGGAACAAACATTGCAGCGGACGCAAAAGCTGCTGCGCAGTGGAATACGACCAAAGGTGGCGAGTATTTTGCAATTGGTGTGGGTGGTGCGCTGGCCGGACGGGGTGCTCACTTGATTATTGCTGACGATCCGCTGTCTGAGCAGGACATTAAGGGGGGAAACACGACTTCCCTTGACTCGGCGTACGAGTGGTTTAGTGCTGGACTGCGTACTCGTCTCATGCCAGAGGGGAAAATCTGTGTTTTGCACACAAGGTGGCACCAGCGGGACCTGATTGGGCGGTTAATTAAGGATTCCGCCATGAATGAGGGCGGGGACAGCTACGAAATCTTTGAATTCCCTGCCATTTTGAACGAAGGCACGGATAACGAGAAGTCAATCTGGCCAGAACAATGGTCAATCGAGTCTTTGCAGCAAACCCGGGCGTCAATGCACCACATCATGTGGCAGTGGTACGCTCAATACCAGCAAAACCCAACAGCAGCCGAGGCTGCGATCATAAAACGGGACTGGATCAGGTGGTGGACCAAGGATGACCCGCCAAAGATTGATTTTATGGTGCAGGCGTTTG